AAACAAAAAAACAAAAAAACAAAAAAAAATAAAAAAATCACCTGCGAATAGAACGCAAAATAGAAACAATAATATCGATAATAGGCTTCAACTGACCGGCCTCACGGCCTAAATTAGAAACCTGATCAGCAGCGCTGATATCCAAACGAAGCAACTCATTCTCCGAATTCAACTTCGAAATAGCCGCAGACAACTGCGACCTAACCCACCCCTGAGTGGCCCCCTGCTCAATAGCAAGCTTCGCTTGCTGCGCAAGGCTCTCTGTAGCAGCCTTAATACGATTGCCCTCCAACGGAATATTGGCAATCTCGGCATTCGCCTTCTTAAACATAACCTCATTCAAACCGACCTGAGAACGCCACTGTGCAGCGGAAGCAAAAGCAGCTTCACCCTGAGCAGCCTTATTACCAGCCTCGCCACGATTCATCATGGCAGTAGCTTCCTTCTGACCAGTATCGGCCTGAATATTCTCAATCTCAGCCTCTAACTTACGAGCCCCCAAACGAGCAGCCAAACTGGCAGTGCCGGACTGAACAGCAGGAGTAAGCGTATCCTGCATCTGGGCCTGCTGGCCAGAAGGCGGAGCACCACCACCCTGACTATAAGCCAACATCGGATTCAAACCAGCAGCCTCCATATCACGAGTAGTAGTCTGATAACGAGTAGCAAACTGCTGAGCAGAAAAAGCATTAGCAGAAGCGGCCTGATCGGCCTGAGCGGTATTCCTCCGCTCACCACCAAAAAAAGACGCAGCTGCACCAGCGGCAGAACCGAGCAGCCAATCGTCAACGCCAAACATCAGAAATGATCAATCAAGCCGGGTACAGAGTACAACGGCAACGGACGCGCAGCATGAATATCAAAAAACGCATCCAATAAAAGCTGCTGACCATTAGCCGCAGCACCAACAGCCAACGTCCTGGACAACGGAGGCGTGTCCTGAATAAACGTCGAATTCAACGTAGGCAAAGAAGTAAACTTCTGAGCAAAATGCCAAGGATCAATCGTCCCTGCAGAAGTAGACTTAAACAACCCAGTAATCTGAGAAGGGTTGTAACGATACTCAGCCCAACGCTCCTGATAACCAAAAACATTGGCATCATTCGCAGAACCATCGCAATAAATCTCACGATTCAAAATAGCCTGCTCACCCAACATCGCAAACACAGGAAAATAAAAATCATAACGAGTCGATCGACTCCAAAACTTCCGCATACCCTGCTGATAAGTCAAATCGGCGCGAACAGACACAAAACCAATAACATGCCCATGCTCAACAAAAGACTGTGTAAAACCATGACCAGGCGCAACATAAGTACCAAAAGCCGCCAAATTACCAAGCGGCGTAGTCTGACCAGTAGCACCAGTACCGGAAGTCTGCATAACAGGCGAAATACCAATAGAAGTAGTACCGCCACCAAGATACTCAGGCCGCTGCAAGCGACTATCGGGGGAGGCAACACCGAAGTGAGAACGAATAATCTCGGTGTATCGGGTACCACCACGAGCATCACGCTCGAGCAACTTCTGAACCTGAAAAGACTGCCTCAATTGATTAATTGTCGCTGCAGTAGCAGCAGACAAATCGGCATACAAAGAAGTCGCAACTGTAGCAGTAGCAGACGACTGAAAAATCGGATTAGCAACATTACCAGACAATAACATCCGATAATCAGAAACAGCGGTGGAATAAGCACCAATCCCAGCCGCCAAAGGCGCATCAACAGCAACAGGAGCGCGACTACCCAAAGGCAAAGTTACCGCAGTGCCACCCTTCTGTGGCCAGGGTAACGCGCCAGTGAAATAGTCATGACGCTTGCCACGTCGAAGGAGCGTGTAATTAGTACTGGGGGAGGCATCCGGTTCGTCATCCTTATCCACAACAGAGGAATTCTGAAGATTCTCATCACGAAACCACTGGTTATAAATCAAGTTATAAGCTCGGATGGGTAATGCTGAGTGCGATACAGTGTTAAGCGCACCCACCTGGCCGACAGTCGGCAAACCAAAATAGTCTTGTAAGGACCCAACTGCATACCCGCCAGCTGGGGATACCTGCTGCGGGATAACGTAAGAAATGGAATCGGCCGGATTCTCCTGCTCACCCATAAACTTGACCCAATTGGTCCAAACGAGACGGTTAGGGACAAAGAAGAAAAAGGTGTCAAGATGCAAATTGTCCAAGACCGGAAAGAGTGGCGTAGCCAACCGACCGAACAACGTAGCACGGAGATTAAACGTGTCACCGGGAAGAACCTCCTCACAAAAAATAGGAACAATATAGCCAGAATCAAAAGACGTCTTAAGAGTCTTCTGCATATTGAATTTAGACCGAGGAATATCGGCCTTAGGAACCATAGCGAAACTATGAACATTCACGGACTGATTGCGATGCATAACAAAATCCTAAAAAAAGAGGGCCGAAGCCCTCAAGAGGTTAAACAACCGTGACAACATCCTTGCCACGAACTAAAACAGTGGGCGCACCATCACGCAAAAAAGCGCCAGTGTTGTCATCAAAATGACCCAACAAATACAAATCAAAATCATCAGGGTGACGATTCAGCGGATTATCAGCAGCAGCACGATTCACTTCATCAGTAAAATCACGAACAGCCACATTACGATGTGGAACGAAAAAAGGACGATTAAATACCTCAGCGGCACGGTCCTTAACACAAACAACAAATAAATTCATAAAAACCTCATATAGTGCGTTTAGAAATACGAGCGCGTGAACGACTCACAGCGTCTCGCGCAGCCCTGCGATGGGGCAAATTCTCAAAAGTCAAACGCTCCAAATCCAAATCGGCACGAGCCGATGAACGGAACGACATATCGAGGGCCAAATCCTCACCCACCTCCTTCAATAAAAATTTATAAAAACGAGGAACAGGCGCCCTGGTACCCTGACGGGTAATCACAGACGCCAACGGAAAAACATCAGTCATAAAATACTCACGAAACCACGACCGACCAATACCTTTAGACATCAATAAAAACTCAGAATTAGGACGAATCACTTCGCCATCATCCAAAACAGCTAAAGGAGGAGAAATATCAGCACCCTTGGCCTTCTTAAGAATATACCGCGCTATATAGGCGGCAGACTCGAAGTTAAGGGTTCCGATGAGGTGGTGGCCTTGGGTCCAACACCGAGATACGGCATCAGAAATGTAAGTGCGGTCGCCGTTAGAACTACGACCAAAAACACGACGATCGCTACCAAAATCCACTCCAAACAACGCAATATGAAAGTGAGGACGCCGGGATTCATCGCCATATTCTCCAGATGCTACATACTTAAATTTGAAACCGGATTTACGCAAACGCTTAAAAAAACGCTGCAAATCATCCTTCCACAACTGCCCGTGCTCGGGCAAATGTGTGTCGTCAAATGTAAGGTTGAGCATACAAGACACCTGATGCATCATCTGCTCGTGCGTGATGCGAATCGCCCACTCCCTGGAATACGCAAGCCGGCATTCTATGCACTGCCCGCACTTGATAGGCCCATAGGATGGATGCTGCCATACGGCTGAACACACGGCCTATAGACGAATGCCGCCACGCATAGGCGCGGCAACGACATTGGCACCCTTGGTGCGAGACACGTTACCGCGAAACTGAGCCGCAGAACGATGCTTAGAGATTGAATGACGGGACAAAGGCTTCATAGGAACTCCAGAATAACAGAAGAAGAAAAAGGTGTCAACAAGTACAGTTACATCAAGTAGCGAACTGTACTTGAGCCCCTTACGGGGCGTCTAACAGCTAAGACGCTGCCCCGGCTGACGCCTCCGAATGTGGTGAGGAAACGCCCTTAGTTTGATCAATAGGAACAGCCAACCCAAGGCGCACCGCCTCATCACGATTGCCGGGATCGGCAAAAAAATCCAAAAATTCCTGAGGGGAATTGTGGAAACGAGCCCGCACCTGAGCGGACATCTTCATAAAATTTTCGTCTGCAAGACGAACAACATTCATAGCTGACTGAAAGTCAAAAACACCAGAATAATCCGCATACTGCGGCATTGAAACAGAATCGGGCAAATGCCCAGTCTTCAAAAAAGTATTAACAATAGTATTAATATCAGTCTCCTCACGGAACTGCTGCTGAGTCAACGAAGCATCAGCACAAACCAAAGCGGACTCATCCGAAGCCGCAAACATATCGTAGTTAAAAGGACTACGAACAAAAACGGGAGTAAACATAAAAAAACTCCAAAAAAAATAAAAAAATAAAAAAATAAAGAAACAAAAAAA